CGATGTCAAGTCTTTTTTGCACGTAAGGGGCAAATTGTTTGCAACCGGCAAGTCTTCGCCGACCGCGCCAATTATACAGTAGTAGGCCGACGATGTCAAGTACAATTTGGGGCAATTGTGTACAAAAATAGAAGTAGTAGTCTTAGCGGGGTTATAGTAAGATTATGAAAGATAATTTGGGAAAATTAGGGCAAATTATACTTGACCCCGCCGAGGTCGCGACCCGCCCCCCGGAGTTAGGGTGCGTTGGCTTTATGACCAATTCCGGAAAATTAGTTCTTGACTTGAGTTGCCCGTGGTAGTATAATGTTTACATTGAATAGGAGAGAGCATACATGGAAAAAATCGTAGCAGTTACATTTGACATCGCAGAGCAAGAGTGCATTAGTTATAATGCGCTAGAGTGGCACAACTTTATTGCGGACACCCGCGAGCAGTCAGAAGACCCTAGTGCATCACTGGAAGACTTGTTTGACGAAATGTACGGCGACGAGTTCTGGTTCGATGTGGCTCCTACCTCTAAAGCTATCTACAACGTAGCCTTTGATCTGCGCACTGAAGAGTTCGTTATCTGCGACAGCGATACAGAAGTAGAGTTCGTCATGGCTATGGCAGAAGACGGTGACTATGCGGACGAAGTTTTTTGGGCACAGTAGCTCGAAACTTCTTGACTTTCTTACCCCTCGGTAGTATAATATCTATATTGAATCGGAACACAAACAAATTTTCGGGAGAAAAATTTATGACAGACGTAACAGCAAAATCATCAAGCAACTACTCAGACGCAGACATTGCGGTAATCACTGAGGAGTACCAACTCGAGCCTACTCGTGAGACTGTAAACAGCCTCGCAGAGCAACTTAACAAGACTGAGCGCAGTGTAATTGCAAAGCTATCTGCTCTTGGCATCTACCAGAAAACAGAGCGCATCACCAAGCGTGGCGAGCCTGTCATCATGAAAGCAGAGCTTGTATCTAAAGTACAAAACGCTATTGGTCGCGAGTTGCCTTCACTCAACAAAATGACTAAAGTAGACCTTCAGTTCATGATCGAAGCGTTGGTAGGTTAATGTTGCTATCACTATACGAAATGACGGCGGTTATTGACCGCCACACCTCTACTCTTGCAGGCGGTCGAAACTGGGTATTTGTTGGCGGCATTCGTGAAGAGCTAGAAAACCAGTGGGCTTTCGATGAGCTACAGGTACAGCGAATACTATACGATATGCAGGATGAGGGGTTGATTTGGTGAGAGTATCAGTAGAAAATCTAGCACACCACCTTGATGTGTTTTTGTGGGAAAATCCCGGATGGGGTCGATGCGATGTAGTGATGGAAGCTACACAAGGTGGACGTATTTACGCAAGAAAGCCTATACACGGTAAGAATTTTGACATAACCTGGGAGGAGAGAGACATTTATGTATGCCCTACACGAAGATCCGAAGACAGTATCTAATCGAATTGCTCTGCACTTTCAGAGAGCTAAAGTTATTCCTGCACCCGTACTGCACATGAATGCAGACGCTCTTGTTATGGAGTACAATGCCTTTGACACAGGCTATAAAAGGTGGGAAACTATTGCCTCAGTTGCGAAAAATAATTCTTGACTTTTCATGCTCACAGCGAGTATAATATCTATTCAAATCGAGATATGGGTATCAAATGCGCGGAAAAGCTATCTGTTGCTAACGCTGCTCTCCCTCTCGTCACCTGCCCTTTGTCTGGTGTAAAAACAAAGGCGTGAGTTTTGGAGATTGGCGCGTAGACATATCTCTGTGACAGGACACGGGTATCGCATGGTTGGGGCGTCCGTACTAATTTGACATAAGCAATCAAACCCCTTCGCCCACTTTCTTGTGGGCATTTTTTTATCTACCTCCCTAAAATATTTCTTGACATTTTTTCTCAGAACCAGTATAATATTGATTCAAATGGAGAAAGTACATGACTATATTAAAATTTCCAGAGGACAAATCCCTTCAGTCACAACTCGACGAACGTCGTGATGAGCTTGAAATTATATACGAAAATTTAAATAGAGCCTTTGCACTAGTAAATAAGATAGAAGAAAAGGCTTCTGCACTTGAGGCAGAGTATAATATCTATTTACGTCGTTATGCCCACGCTCTCGGCGGGGTCGAGAAGGTCGAAGTAGGTTATTTAGAGTATTCATCTGGTATTGGAGTAGATGTAGACTCAGGAAAGGTAGTATTTACCCCGTGGAGCGAGGAAGATGAAGAAGAAGTGCCGTAAATGTGGAAAGGAGTTTGTAGCAATACTCACGTATGCGAACTATTGTTCTATAGAGTGTGAGAAACTTGCTTCCAACCCCGTAGCGAAGTTTGCAGCAAGACTTCATAAAGCAGCTACACACCCGGATAAGACAAAATATAACAGAAAGAGGAAACACCGTGAGCAATTATACTGAAGAACAAACAACTATGCTAGTAGACGCATACCTTGAGAAGCCCACCAGAGAAACAGTAGATGAGCTAGCAGAAAACTTAGGTCGTAGTACAAAATCAATAATTGGAAAATTGTCACGCGAAGGCGTGTACCGGAGAGAAATATATGTTTCAAAGACTGGTGAAAGCCCTGTTACAAAAGTGGAAATCGTTAACAATATCGCTGAGAGTCTGGGACTTGAAAGCTCGTCTTTGGCTGGCCTCGAGAAAAGTCCAAAAGCATCGCTTAGAAGCCTCGAAAAAGCAGTAGCGGGGTTACAAGAAATTGATAACTATCCCGGAGGTTTGGGCTAGTGTGTGGCGGAATATATGAAGAGGAATTTGAAGTGAAAGGACCAAAGTGGACATTTGAAAGTGACGAAGCAGTAAGAGAGGCAGCAGCAATCTGTGTACTCAATGTACCCGCAGATAGCTGGAGAGTCGTCGAGAATAGAAGTATCGTATTTGCTAGTATAAAAGCGGAAGAAATGTACTCAAAAGCAGTAGCGGGGTCTAAAGTAGACCAATGTTAACTAGTATTCTCACAGGAGTCTGCTATCTGTTTGCTGGAATTTTACTAGCCATCGCTACAGGCATGATAATTGCTCTCGTTCTGCTACCGTTTATCACAATTATTGAAAAATTGTACTTGATTGTACGGGGTAAATGAACGACTTTAAACAATCGCGAAGCGGACATAATTGTACGAAAAAAGAACGAAATTTTAGTAAAGCAGTTTGAATGTTTGTGAACCCGTATTATTGTTATTTGATTATCGGGGTCACAGTAGTTGGTCGTAATTGACACTTAGATTGAGTGTTAATTAGAGTGGGATTATATACAGCTTGAAAGTAGCTATTTGCAATATACTGGGTACCGAGTGGAAAGGCTAACGCCTTCAACTCTATACGCAGTAATTACTACAACGATACTTCCTCGCTGTTGGTTAGTGAGAATCATGATTGACTTTATTGTCTATCAATTTAAGATTTATTTTATCACACTTTTTGGCATAAGTAAACCACTCTTTTTGAGTAGGTATATGGAGTGCTTTATTCTCTAGTGTGAGCTAAACGAAATAAAGTGTATTATTCGGAGATGAAGATGGAAAAAGAAGGGAATGGCGGAGTTGGAAATCCAATGATTCGTGCTATGGGAATATCGAAGCCAGATAGAACTTGGTGGCCCGAGGACTTTCATTGGTATTTAAAATGGATTGCATCATGCATTGTACTCTGTAGCTTGGCTATGCGTGCTGCTGGTATTGAGTACCGAATGTATGATCTTTATTTTGGGTGGGTAGGAATACTACTCTGGATCTGGGTATCAGTGATATGGCGTGACCGTGCATTGATTATGTTAAACACGGTCAGTTGGTTTATGCTCACCGTAGCAATTTTAAAGGAGTGGTGGGGATGATGGAACTTGGGTTATTACTTGGTAGCGTAGTCATACTAGTAGCATGGCTTATACTTGGCGGAGAAGGAGACGAATGAAACATTTACAGGACATTGAAGAGACGTACTTCGAGCATCTGTGGTTCGCAGTATCAGTAGCATTTGTACTTATAGTGCATGGACTTTTTCCCTTTATCTGGAGTATGAAAGCGTCAGATATGATGGACCTTAAAACAATAGAAAGACGAGAAAAGTTTAGGCGGGGTCGCTCCGGGTATGAGTAGTTGGTGGCGTATCTGGGCGAAGTCACTAGGTGAGAAAGTAGGAAGTCAACGAGAAGCGGACATCGTAGCGGTGGTCCGCACTTTTTGGTGGGTACTACACGTATTTACTTGCTTTATGATAGTAATACACAATGGTAGAAACTTAGGATGGTGGTAAACAAAAGGGGCTTATCGCCCCTCTTTTTATACTTCTACTAGAATATCTTTTAGATTTGGCTCAAAGAAGTTTGGCCCTTTGATAACCTTTCCATCTTCTCTTTTGAGAGGACGTCCGTCAGCACCGAGCTTGCTCATGTTACTCCTGTGAACCTCAAGATAGCACTCATCAAGATCAATACCGAATGCGTGACCAGCACCGTAGATAACATACAGTAAATCTGTGAGAGCGTCGGCAACCTCCACGAGGTCACGATTTTCAATAGCTTCTTCAAGTTCTTCATATTCTTCTCGAATTAATTCCAATCTTAGTTCACGAGTGGAGAAGTCAGGCCACGTAGGATGAACCTGGACTTCTTGACCAAACGCTTCCATGAAATCACCTGCAAGTTCAAAATTAGTTGGTGTCATTTTTCCTTCCTTTTACTTCGTGAAATAGCGGCTTTTTTAGCCAGTCTTTTGCTTTCTGATGGAGGAACATAGTGCTCTCGCTGTCTATATTCCCATACAATGTCAGCACACTTCTTTTTAAATACTCGTAGAGCTGACTCTACATTATTGTTTCTTACCTTAACTTTCGGCATTTCGTTCCTTTGCTCGTAACATGGGAGGTAGTCCCCAAACAGCTTGCGCTTCTGCTTTATGTCCTGCAGCATCTACTACTAACATAACACGCTTGCCCTTTAACCATGCTTCCTGTTGATTTCTCAACCGTTGTATTGGAGTAAGTGATCTACAGCCTCGGCTGCTTCGACGCGTACCTTGGCTTGTAGTGCTTGACTTACCCATTCTTTTCTTCTTGGCCATTACTGTTTTCCTCTGTTAAATGTCCAACCACGTTTTTTAAGGTAGAAAACTTGTTTACGAATAGAGTTTATTGTGCGTTCTGGAAACAGCTTTAGCAGCTCTTCTTCATTTTTTAAATGATAATTGTTCCTAAGCAGTGTACGCTCTTCTTGTGTCCAAGGTTTCTTCTTATATTCTTTCATGTTGTATATTATAGGAGATCTTTCATTGAAAGTCAAGACTTATTTTTCCTTGGTAGCAAAATATAACGCGCAGTTATGACTGACATAACTGAAAAAATTTCTTGACATCCTCCCTGTTTTTCAGTATAATATACACATCTACGAAAATACATAGGAGATTTGTATGCTTGATTACACCACTGCACTTATTGTTTTCGCGCTTTGTATGTCCGGAGCAGCTGCAACCTCGTTTCATTTAGGAAGACGAGACGGCATAGAAGGTACTGTACAGTATCTTATTGACACCGGAGTATTAGAAGTAGACGATGAAGAAGGTTATTAAGAGCAACACCTTTACTCAAGTTGTTCTATCAAACAGACCCTCACAAGGGGCAATACAGGAAACAATGAAGATAAGAAACAATACGATATGGCATCCGCTTAATCGGTACGGAAATTATGCACTATTAGTGTGGGCATTCAGTACAATAGCTATGGTTGTACTAGAACTTGGTGGAGTATTTATATGAATAGAGAATCAGTCTACGAACAGCTAAAGATTGACGAAGGAGTCGTTTATGAAATTTATTTGGACCATCTTGGGTACAAAACCTTCGGAGTGGGACATCTCGTGCTTGAGTCAGATCCAGAGCACGCATACGACGTCGGAGAACCAGTCTCAGTTGAGCGAGCAAGAGAGTGTTTTGAAAGCGATCTCGACCTGGCTGTAAGTGAGTGTGTAGCTCTTTACGGAGCAGACGTTTGGTG